TAATGTTACCACTAGAAACAATATCACCAACTGTGTTATTAAACGTTGGATACGAAACTTCAACTTCAATACCACCAGCCGCAACACCCGTAATAAGACCTGTTGAGGAAACTGTAGCCACATGCTGTGAAGTACCAGATGGAGTATAAGTGTTTCCACTAAGAGTCTTGGAAGGATATGCAACATAAGTAAGAGCGGTAGTCTCTTGCTGTGTAGCCGTAGCCGAATGTGTCTCTGCAATACCGTTAGGATTGGTAAGAGTCAATGTAGTTGTGCTAGAGCCTGTACACTGGAATGTGCCGTTGTTAGAAGCGTTTGTAACGAAACCCGCCACAACAAAAGTCTCACCAGCAAAAGCATTGGAGCCTCCACCAGTAATGGTGCCTGTGTAAATCGTAACACTAGCCTGATCGGTTGCAGTACCAGCATGTGTTTCAGCAACGGCAGCAACATTAACAAGTGTTAAGGTTGTGGTCGTAGATGCTGTACACTGGAATGTACCATTGTTGACTGCATTAGTAAAACCAGCAATAACAAACGTAGCACCAGCAAAAGCACTAGAACCGCCACCAGTAATAGTGCCTGTGTAAACGGCAGCACCAGCGGCAGCAGCCGCAACAGCACTTAGAACAAGTTGGGCAGGAGACGAGGCAGAAGCAGCAGCAGTAAGCGTAAACGCAGTACCAGCAACTTGCTCTGCACCCGAAACGTCCTGAATCTGTGTCTCTAGCTGAAACGTAGTAGGCCAAGTATTAGCGGATAAAGATAATGTTACAGAAGGATTCTTTGTAGTACCCCCGTTGCCTGTAACAACAAGTTTGGTAGGTGTACCTAAACCTGTAGTTGCTTGAAAAGCCATTTTATTTTCTCCTTATTAAAAGCCCAAAGGAACGATTCGAGCCTTGATGTTATATGTAAGAGCAGTACCGCTACCAGCAGCATAACTAGTAGTTGCAATAACAATGTTAGTAGACACGGCAGGATTAATCACAAGAGTTGCCTGTGAAACTGTGGTATTAGCACTAACAGAACCAACTGAAGCTACAGTTTGTGTAATACTAGCCGATGTATCCCTATCTGTATAAGTAACTGTTATAGCAGGTAATGTAGCACCTGTAGGTGTGTTATCAGCCGTTTCGTAAAGTGTTACTAACCACTGTCCGCCAGCATTGGCTGGAACTGCATATGTTAGAACATTAGCAACGTTGGCGGATTGCGCCAATAGTGACACATTAGCAACCGCAAGATTAGCCGGAACCCAACCTGTACCATCATTTGCTAACACCTTAAGATTACCTGTAGAGGTATCTACGCCTAAAGCTGGTGCTTTAGAAGGTGCGGCTAACGCTGTTAAAGTAGGCTCAGCATTAAAAACTGAATTAAAACTCATTTTGTTTTCTCCATTAAAAAAACATGAGAGTGGGTTAGCACTCTCATGTTAGTGTTTTATTAGCTTATTGCGGAAGCCGCGTCAATTTCCCGAATACGAATTGTAGTGTCGGGACCAAGTGACGTAGTAAAATGCACCCGATACGAGGTCCAACCCGGAATTAAACCTTCAGGGTCAGCAACGGTTGGTTCTGCATTCTGCACGACGTTGCATTTAATATTGCGCCACTCTCCATCCCCGAAGCCCGTATCACCCTGAGCACCAAGTTTAATCGAGAATATTCCATCTCGACCAAAGATATAAGTTCGCAGAGCAGTTAAGCCTGTAACACTCTTATAGTTAGCAGTCTGAGTGACTTGATTGGTCTGGAAGAAGTGAACACCAGAGCTAGGAAGTTCGATCAAGTCTGTTAAATCAGTAGAGATTAAATCTTCCATACGAGCAAGACCCACTGGTGTATGCTTCAAAATGTCGATAGGAGCATCGTTGCTAGTATCAGCAAGAACGTCACCTAACGCAAAAGGATGAATCACACCAATAAAGGACTTACTAGCTTCATCGAACGGACGAACCGAACGACCAGCAAGACTCTGAACGGAGTTACGAATCTGAGTTAAACTCAGGGTTGTGAAAGAACTAGTAGAAGTTGCACCAAGCTGTGTCAACACGCTAGAATCAAC